GACAGCGCATCGCTCCGCCGCGGATTGCGTTCGGCCAGACCCCGATCCGCCAGCTGGCAGCCGGCAAGACCTGGGCGTATCTCGGCGCCAACCGGCCGCTGCGGTTCTCTGATCTGATCCGCGGTGATGAGAGCGACCCGACTCGCATCGGCGAGGCGGCCAGCAGCATCGCCTACCGGCCGACGCTGATCGGTGACAACCATCAGGACGGCTTCAGCCAGGCCTTCTCGCCGAGCACCATGACGCGGTTCGGTGTCTTCGCGCCGATCCCGATCAACGTGGTCTACATCGACCGCGATGAGGACGGCAGGGAGAAGGACGCACCGCTCGGCGTGGAGATTGCCGGGCTGGAGAGCTACTGGCCGCTGAACGTGCTGAACGATGCGCGTCCCACGGTCCCGGTCGGGCAGCGCATGACGCTGATCTTCCGCCAGATCAACTCAGGCGGCAGCGACACCGCCCGCGCGGCCAGGGAGCTGCGCCGCACGCTCTCGAGCTACATCGACGCGGCCAGCACTTACAAGCTCGGCAGCGCGAAGTTCCGCGTGGCAGCACCGATCAAGAACGTGGAGCTGGAAGACGGCGCCATGCGTGTCTCAATGGAGTGCATTGAGGCTGGCATCTGTCCGATTGAGGACTACAACACCACCGACTTCAAGAAGAACGGCCGCGAAGCGCAGCGCGAGATTGTGCAGCTGCAAGGTGAAGTCGAAACGCTGAACAATCAGCTGCTGCGCAATGAGCCGATCCTGCTGCCGGGTGTGGGCGATGGCGTCAGGCAGAAACTAGCGCAAATCCGTCAATATAAAGATCTGATCGACGACTTCACCGACCGCAAGTGGTCCGTTGGTGAAATCGACTTCATCACCAACAACGCAACGATCTTCGATCCTATTGTCGTCGAATACGCAAACCGCGTAGATGGCAACCGCGATCGCAGAAGAGAACTGCGCGATGCCATCGAGAACGAGCTCGACAAGCCAAGCAACCAGCGCAACCGCGGCCAGATCAACGCATGGCGCAGCGAGATCCGCAGCGTCAACTCCAACCTCAAGCGTGCGCAAGCCCGGCTGGACTGGGCGATCCGCCAGTACGGCTTCGCCGATGGCGCCATCCCCGGCCGTGGCAAGACGCTGAAGGAAGAGAAGCGCGACCTCAACCGCTGGGAGGAGCGCCTCAACGGTGAGATCTCTGATCTGACCGCCAACGCCAACAACCTCGATCTGGCTGCCATGGCATCGCGTGATGCCAGCCTGCGCAGCCAGATCACCACCAAGCAGCAGCGCATCGACTTACTGACGCGCTACCTCGAGAACCCCAACAGCTGGAACGACTTCTTCAACACCAAGTGCCTGGTGAAGATGGAGGAGGCCGGCTACGAGACCATCACCGAGTGCCGCGTGGTGGACTTTGCGGTGAAGGCCAAGGTGTTCAAGCGAATCCAAGGCCGTGCGCCGAAGTACGGCAAGGAGAAGGTGGAGCGTTTCCGCGACAGCGACAACGGCACCAAGGTGCGCGCGGCCTTCTTCTGGCTGCGCTACCGCCGCACCGGCAACGAGTGGAGCCGGCTGCCCTACATCTTCGCTGTCCGCCGCGGCGCCGACGTGGATAACTTTATGTCGCTGAAGTTCGTGGCCGGCGACAACATCGGCAACTGGCAGTTCCGCTTCGATCCGATCGCCGAGCCGGCTGCCGAAATGCAGTTCCACGGCTTCGCTGACTTCGCCTACATCGAGAACAGCGGCGACACGCAGATCATCCCCGGACCGGCTGGCGGTCAGTTCACCTTCCTTGGCAGCATCCGTGCGCGGCAAGGCCTCAAGCCACCGATCAACGTCAACCCCTACGAGGTGGACGAGTGGGGACTGTTCTCCATGCGCTCGGACACGCAGACCAGCTTCAGCTTTGAAGGTGGTCCCGAGTTCTCGATCAGCGCCGTGACAGAGCAGCGCATTGAGGCCTTCAGCAACTACCCCAACCTTTACAGCGGCCTGACGCTGCTGGGCTTCAACGCCTACAGCGGCCAAGGCATCCAGGACCTGCGCTCTTTATCTGCTTTTGTGCTGGAGGGTAAAAAGCTGCGCCGCCTGCGCGATGACGGCACCTACCCCTCACAGCCGGACGGCTCCAGCAGCTACGCACCCGACATCTTCCTCGACACCATCCTCGACGGCGAGAACGGCATCGGCCGGTTCGCCAAGGTTGGCGGCGTTGACCTGCAGGCACTGGCGTTGGCGAAGCGCTTCTGCCGCCAGAACCAGCTGTTCATAGATGGCGTGATCGCCGAGCAGGTGCCGTGGCGGCAGTTCTGGGCGGACGTGGCGCCGTTCTCGCTGCTCGAGCTCGGCCGTGTCGGTGGCCGCGAAACGCTGGTGCCTGCGGTGCCCTGCGATGACGCTGGCAACATCACCCGGCAAATCGCCATCTCGGCGCTGTTCAACCAGGGCAACATCCTCGAGGACAGCTACCGCGAGGAGTTCCTCGACTTCGGCAGCAGCGTGCAGGATCTGATCGCCTCGGTGATCTACCGCGACACCGAGATCGATGGCGTGTTCCCGCGCAACCGCAGCGTGGAGGTGAGCCGCGCCGATGCGATCGACGCCAACAGCGTGCGCCAGACCTTCGATCTTTCCCAGTACGTCACCAACCGCAGCCAGGCGATCCTGTTCGGCAAGCTGCTCTGCAACCAGCGGCGCCACATCCGCCGCGCGATCGAGTTCTCCACCTTCCCCACCGACAGCGTGCTGGAGCCCGGCAGCTACATCTACGTGGCGATCGGCGAGAACCAGTGGGATCAGGTGAGCACTGGCGTGGTGGAGGCCGGCGGTGTGCTCAATACGCCGATCGGGCAGGTGCCGAACGGCAGCGGCCTGAAGGCGCTGGTCTACCAGTCCGGCAGCGCAGTGGTGACCGTGGACAGCGTGACCGTCACCAACGGCACCGCTGCAGCGCTGGCACCCTATGTCGGCCGCTTGTTCGTGCTCGGCACCTCAATCACCCGCAAGCGGGTGTTCCGAGTAACGGAGGTGCAAATGGATGAAGACGGACAGGTTTCGGTGAAAGCCATTGAACATCCGTGTGTTGAGTCTGGCTCTCAGACCTTGAGCCTGATCGCATCCTTCGCGGATAGTGGCTTCACCATTCGCTAGCCTGATTTCAGACTGGGCCGCCGTTCATGGGCTTCTACACAGGCCGCACGGGCAAGCTGGAGTTCTGGGACGGCGCGGCCTACAAACCCGTGGCGAAGATCCGTGACTGGTCGGTGGAGACCAGCGTGGAGCTGCTGAGCACCACCGCGATCGACAGCACCGCCGCAACCTTCACGCCTGGCCTGAAGTCCGCCAGCGGTTCGGCCACGCTGCTCTACTACCGCCTCGAGGCAGGCGAATCGGCCACGCTGGCGCAGTTCACCGCACTGCTCGGCAAGGTGCAAAAGGTGGGCGCCGTCACCGAAACCGATCGCGTGAAGCTGCGCCTGCGCGTCAGCGATGACGCAGCCGATGATCTGGAGTTCTTCGCCTACATCACCTCCGCGCAGGTTGGCGTCAGCACCGGCGAGCTGGTGACCGTGCCGATCCAGTTCTCGGTCGATGGCGACTTCCTCGCTGGCGGCGTGATCGCATGACCTTCTTCCTCGGTACCAAGGGGAACGTCAGGCTGAGACGCGCCACATCCGTCAGCATTGGCGAGCTGCGTGATCGCGTCGATCCATCAGATATCAACACCAGCCTCAACCGGCTGAGCTTTGATGGTGCCGGCGAGAACCTGCTCACGGGTGACCGGGTGGACATCAGCACCGACGACGCGCGCGGGCTGCTGTTCTTCAACACGGCGATCTGGTCCAGCTCCACCGTTGAGCAGACCGTTAGTGCCTACGTGAACGTGAACGCAGCCGGTGGCCTGCGCTTCTTCGGCAGCTTTGAGGACGCGATCAACAACACCCGCGCCAATGAGTACGCGCTGGCCAGCTTTGCCGGTGATCCGGTGGCCATCCGCTACCAGGTGCGCGACGTGAGCGCGAGCGTGCTCGGCAACGTGATCGACTACACCTTCGCCACAGACCGCGAGGCGATCGACGCCACCGCGCTCAACGACAAGTTCCGCCAGCTCTACAGCGCCGGCATCCTGAGCGGCAGCGGCTCGATCACCTGCGCCTTCGACTACACCACGGCAGGCGTGACCGAGACACCGCTGCTGATGCTGCAGCTGATCCAGCGGCTCGACATCGGCAGCGAGTTCGATTGCGGGCTCTACCTGACCGACAAGACGAACGACGCCAGCGTGAATGACGTGTTCTACTCATTCACGGCGATGATCACCAAGGCCGGCGTTGAAGTAAGGGCCGGTGACATCATCAACTGCACGATAGATTTCGTCGCAACAGGTGAGATCCGCCTGCTGATCGGTCAGCTTGAAGACTACATTCTGAAAGAAGACGACGACAGGCTGAAGCTTGAGCAGTCGCTCGACTTCTTGCTTAAGGAAACTGAGGACTAACATGGGCTCTAGCAGTGGTGCCCCTGGAGGCTGAGCCTTGGCTGACCAACGCATTACCCAGCTGACGGCGCTGCCCAAGGCCTCGGTGGCAGCCACCGACGTGCTGCCCATTGCCGATATTTCGGCATCGCAGACCAAGAAGGTCACCGCCAAGGATCTGGTCGATGCCGGCCTCGATCTGGTCGATGCCGCGTCGATCGATCTCGACAAGCTGGATCAGGCCAGCGTCACCAAGATCGGCAGCACCGCACTGGCATCCGGTGCCGTCACCGCTGCCAAGCTCGGCAACAGCAGCTCGGTGGCGATCAGCGCATCGGCGCCCGGTTCTGACAACTTCGACGGCCGCGGCTGGCTTAACAGCGGCACTGGCGAGCTGCAGGTCTACCGCTCCGGTGCCTACAGCGCGATCACCCCGGCGCTGGTCGATGGTTCGGTGACCACCGCCAAGCTGGCGGATGGAGCGGTGACCACCGCCAAGGCCAGCAACCTCGGCACGGCCGCGCTGGCAGATGGTGCGGTCACCTACGCCAAGCTGCAGGACGTATCCGCCACCGATCGACTGCTCGGCCGCAGCACCGCCGGCTCCGGCGATGTGGAGGAGATCATCTGCACGGCGCAAGGCCGCGCTCTGCTCGATGATGCTGACGCCGCTGCACAGCGCGCCACGCTCGGTCTCGGCACGCTCGCCACGCAGTCAGGCACCTTCTCGGGCACGTTCTCAGGTACCAGCTCCGGCACCAACACCGGCGACCAGACGATCACCCTGACGGGTGATGTGACCGGCTCCGGCACCGGCTCATTTGCGGCAACGATCGCCAGCGGCGCCGTGGTGGAGGCCAAGATCGGCACCGGCGCCGTCACCACCGGCAAGGTGGCCGATGACGCGATCACAGCCGCCAAGCTGGCGGACAGCTCGGCTGCCGTGGTGGCCGCCACCGTACCGGCAGGGTCCGGTGCGTTCGTCGGTCAGCAGTGGGTCAACACCGCCACCGCGATCGAATACACCTGGGACGGCACCACCTGGCTGCGGCAGGCATCGCTGAGCACGATCAGCTTCAGCGACACCAGCCCGCTGTCGTTCAGCGTTGCCTACCCCGACGCCTACAGCGCGACCATCACCACCTCGATGGATCAGCAGTCGGCCAACCGCATTCTGGCGGGACCGACCACCGGCTCCGACGCAGCGCCAACCTTCCGCGCGCTGGTGCCGAGCGATCTACCCGACGCCACCGGCAGCACGAAGGGCATCATCCAGCCCGGCACCGGTCTGTCGGTCAGCAGCGGCACGCTGAACCACAGCAACAGCGCCACCGCCGGCACCTACACCAAGCTGACGGTGGACGCGCAGGGGCACGTCACCAGCGGCACCACGCTGGCGGCCGCCGACATCCCGGCGCTCGATGCCAGCAAGGTCACCACCGGCACCTTTGGCACCGCACTGCTGGCTGACGATGCGGTGACAGCTGCCAAGGTTGCCGACTACGCCACCGCACAGATCGGGTCATCCCTGCCAACAGCTGACTTCATCGGCCAGTTGTTCCTGAACCCGCTGGAGAAGACCGTCTACATGTGGGACGGCAACGTGTGGCAGCCGGTGGGCATCACCGCTGGCACCGTGATCTTCGGCGGCACCTATAACGCCAACACCAACCAGATCGCTTCCGTCACGCCTGACGGTGCG